GATAACCGTCTACCTCTTCGTTGGCTTCAGCTTCCATTTCAAACGCTGAATTTCCGTAAGCCTTATCACCTACATTCACCCAGCATCGGTTACGGCATGAGTGATAAACGTATGAAATCGCATACTCCAACCCGTACTGCAGATAGAACCACAACGGGCACAACAGATATGCCCATACACTGAATGATGTCAATATCATAACAAGCGTCAACAGAATCGCTGAAGCAATCATGCACTCCTCCCATTGCCTCACATGGATGGCTTCATGGTTAAGAACCCGCTGCTTCATTTCCTCCTTCGTTTTCTTCGTGAAAACGAAACAACCTAAAGTGATGGTACTGTAGCCTTGCCACAACAGCCACTTTGCTAAATTACTTTCATAAAATACTTTCATATCAATTATCTATTAGGATAAGATTTGGTTATCACATTATTCTTTAAAAAGGTTATTCCAGATGTATTTATCATGACATCATAAAAATCATTGCCATTATTTTCTGAAACATTTATAAGTTGAGGTCTTATTAATACATTGTATCTTGGATTTCCAGAAGCATACTGAGTCAATTGCATACGAGGATATGTTCCTCCGTCATGATCTATAAAATCCATAGTACCCACTAACAAATCATCTGAGCCATACATTCTAAGGCTGTTCGTTGCAGAATCAATCACAATACGTTTTCCATTGACCGATGTAGATACTTTGCCGGTAATTTCTATATCTCCGTTTTCTTTGATAACAAAGGAGTTATTGGGTGATTTGATATTTTTAAAAGTACCACTCGTAGCATTGACTTCTCCGGTTATTTCTGCATTTTCAGCATGTACTTTCCCGCCTTCAGTAACCCGGAAAGGAGCATTATCAGGAGTGGGGCTTCCGGCCCACATCCGTATCTTCTCACCGGATTGGCTTCCGCTAAGTCCCGCTGTTACTGCTCCATCATCCTTCTTAATAAGCAGCTGATTCCCCTGCATAAAATCAATCTGCGCATCCTTCGCAATGATAAGTGAGGTGAAGATAGCTGTCGTATTAAGCCCGAATTCTTCCCAGTAGGTAGAATTGCCCGGAGCATTGGCAAGCGAACTCGTATGGGTAGTTTTACATTTGTACGCCTTCCAACCAGTGGCAACTTGGCCGTCTCTCACAAGGGCTACATCAAGATATCTTGTGCCGGAAGTGAGTGACTCATCATTGCGCCATTCTACGCCAATCTTCCATTCTCCTTTGCGAATGATACAACCTTGTATGCCCGGATCACCTTTAATGTTTTCACCATCCGTACCGTCCTGGGCAACAAGTTCATATTCGGCTGTATTGAGTTCCCCGGTCAGAATATACCCATAAGTCTTCCCACCGTCCTGTGTCTGTAATAATCGGTTGCCGTCCTTATCGGTGATAGTCCACATCGGAGGATTATCAGTACCTGCAGGAACCGTACACTGCCACGTAGCATTTCCCATACGGACAATACCCAGATATGGAATATGCTTACTCGTCTGCCACTGGCCATGGTTACTGACACTATCCCCCTGTTTACCGTCCTCACCTTTGAATTTACTCCATGTATAATCAGCCGGATTGGTGCTTTCGGTAGTAGTTTCTTTATTTACAGCAATGCCAATATACTTTGTGGTATCATTAGGTTGCTGATACATACCGCTACCGTCGGCGTTATCAGAGTATGCGACCCAAGTGTAGTAAGTCTTACCGTCTTCTCCCGGAGTACCGATACCATCTTCTCCTTTGATATCACTCCATTGATAATCCTTTGGATCGTTGCTTTCTACTGAGGTTTCTTTGTTATGAGCTAACCCTAAAAACTTTTTTCCGACGGGACTGTCGCTGATTCCGTTACCTTGAGCGTCATCAGCATAACGTATCCATGTATAGAGTACTTTCCCATCCTTGCCAGGTGTACCAGGTATACCATCCGTACCATCCTGAGCTATCATTATATACTCGGTGGAATTCTCGGTTCCGGTCAATATATAGCCATACGTTTTCCCGCCGTCCTGTGTCTGCAATAATCGGTTACCGTCCTTATCGGTAATAGTCCACATCGGAGGATTATCAGTTCCTGCAGGAACTGTACACATCCATGTGGCCGTCCCCATCTTTACGATGCCTAAATAAGGGACATGCATACCAGTCTGCCACCTTCCGAGAACGCTTACACTTTGTCCGGCCGGACCTTGAATACTTCCTTTGTCTTCAAATGTTTGTCCATTCCATACCCAAAGATGGCCGGCTATAAGATACCCGTCACCAATAGAATTTCCTTCTGCCGGAAGCTGCGATATATCATCCAGTTTATCCTTAATGGTAAAAGAAGTTCCATCCGCACCCTTATCCACCTGAAGCAGCCAGTCAACATTATCTTTCGAGGGCATCGCACTTGTTCCGTCCTCATTGATACATAGCCAAATCCGACCGTCATATGACACACGATCATAAAAATCACACTTCATACCGGTAGTCCATGCTCCCCGGTCATTGACTGTAAGAACAGGTGTACCATCGGGCTTTATCTGTTTGATAACTCCGGTCAAATAGACATTATTCACATATTCCGAATAACCGGACATTTGCAGACCATGAACGGCCAGATTACTCAAATCACCACTTTGGGAAGCTATGTTAGCAGCCGATATTTCCCAAGTATTCTGTTTCCAAAGCCTACGGGTATAAGTGCGCGTGGTGTATGTGGACATCTGCCTATCAACATTAGTAAAGCTACCGTATCCGACAAAGTGCATAGCCTGGCATGGGTGGAAAGTCAACTTCCAGCGTTCGCTGACAGGACGAAGCTGGTATCTGAATTGCTTGTTGTTACTTCCGGTTATTTCGGTGATGGTGAAATAACAAGTATAGAAACCCGCATATTGAAAGTTGCCGCAACTGTCATCACTGTCTGCAGTAGCATTATCTTCTGCCTTTTCACTGTGAAAGATACCCATGCAAATGTCACCTACATCAATAGCACCGTATTCTCCTTCCTCAAGCTTCAGATATCCGGTTCCGGTCATCTGTAAGTTACCGTCCCCGTCTATATCAGGTTCTATTTGCTCGATAATACCCGCTCCCGGAGCATTCCACTTATCACCGAGTGTGACAGATATCCGGTTATAGCGTAACTCTGGAACTTCAAGAAATCTACGGAGAATAAGGCTTTCCATTTCGCCGTTACCGTTCTCGTCGATCTTGGCACCAAAACCAGTCAGTCCGGAAGCAAAACCTGCCTTACCGAACACTGCACCTGCCAAAAAAGATACAAGAAAAGATGCCTGGTCCGGTTGATCTTTACGGAGAAAGATTTTCGTCAATTCATCCAAAGAAAATTGTGACAACAAATCCAATACCCCCACAAGAATACGACCTACACGTTCAGCGCTATTCTCTCCTGCAAGGGTAGCATTACGCACTTGCAAAGCTAGTTTCCTTAATATATCAAAAGTATCTGCCATTATTCACCCAAAACTCTACACGTCACACGATTGGCTGTTAGTCCCCCATTTCCCCTATATAAAGGGAAAGAGTACCTATTGTCATTCAAATAGCGCACACATTCTTTTAAGTATCGGTCTGCTACAGAAAAAGCATCATTATAGGCCATGAGCTTCTCTTTAAAATCCGGACGTGAAGAATACTCGTTATCCTTATTCATAAATCCTAAACGGGTAACATTACCATCCCCATTCTTCACTATACGAGCATAGGTATAATAGGCTAATGCCGTTTTCAACCCTACAAAAGAACGTTTTTCACCATATCCTGCATCATAAGAACCACCATTAAGCAACTCATCATAATTCTCTTGGTGTTCTTTTACATCTAAAAGTAAAGCATCCCCCAAAGCTAATTTCAAATCAATGTTCTCCGACTCCCTGATATATGTCTCTATCTTTTCCGCATCGATATGCACTGACATCGTACGGGCTAGCTTAGAGACTTCATCCGTTGTTATTAGATACTGCTGCATTCCTTACGTATTTAAGAGGTTGTACACTAAAGTCATTAGATGGATTAACAGATTCATACCAATGCTCAAAAATCTTCTGAAAAGCACGTTCAATCATTCGCTGTTGTTTTGATACAATAGAGTTATAATACTCAAATGCATCTTCCAATATATCACCGGAAAAGCCCACCTTACCAATACGAATACAGTACCAAGGTTCTTGTCCGAAGGCAGAATAAATACGTTCTACCACACTGGCATCAGTCACAGTAAATTCTTTATCATAATTTTTAGAGCTGATATCCACAAACTCCGGCTTTTCTTCATCAGATTCTAAAGTTACTTCCAATATTTTTGCAGCATTAGTATCTCCTTGAAGTTGTATAACGGTATCTGAAAAGCCTGTATCTTCGCTTAGCTTATCTTCTCTTATCGGATTCCCTTCTTCATCAAGATGTACCGAAGAAACACCTTTCTTGGTAACAATCATTCCAGAAGGCATAAAATTACAGCGAACATTACGATATTTTACATTTGCAAGCCCTTCATCCGTACTCATTTCCGTAATCACCCGGTCAGCCCTTCCGACAGGATACACAAATTTTCCAGTGTTACTAATCCACAATATCTGTCCTTTATAGTTTTCAATTCCCCCTGCAGCACGAATCTGTGCATACACCACTTCTTTACAAGGATTAAAAACATCGATGAACTCTACATTCTCTTGTACAACTTTAATAGCCTTACCCTTACGAGTTTTCTTTCCTGTCCAATCTGGAT